CGCCCCGAACTTTACTTCGACGCCGCCGCTGACGTGCAGCCCACTGCACAGGCAATGCCCGGTGCTTCAGTAACGTTCACCATCGTCAACGACCTGCCAATCAACACGTCGGCTCTTGGCGAAACCACCGACGTTTCGGCTGTTTCCCTTTCAGACTCACAGGTCTCGCTGACCTTGACTGAATACGGTAACGCTGTGCTGACCACCGCCAAGTTGCGTGGCACCTCGTTCGTGGACATTGACCCTGTTGTTGCCAACGTGGTTGGTTTCAACGCTGGTGTGTCCTTGGACTCGCTCGCCCGTAACGCTCTGGACTCCGGCACCAACGTGCAGTACACCTCTGGTCTCGGCGCCACTGCGCTGCAGTCCTCGGTGACCGCTCGTTCAGGCCTGACTGGTTTCACCAGCACGGCTTCGCCCGGTAACACCATTTCGGCTCTGGACATCCGTGTCGCCCGTGCCCGTCTGCGCTCGCAGAACGTGCCTACGTTCGGCGGTATGTACGTTGGTTACGTCCACCCAGACCTTGTTGCTGACCTCCAGGGTGAGTCCATCTCCGGCTCGAACATCCAGGGTTGGCGTGCCCCACACGTGTACGCTCAGCCAGGTGAAATCTGGACGGGTGAACTGGGTGCCTTCGAAGGCGTCCGCTGGATCGAAACCCCACGTGCCCCGATCTACACGGGTGCTGGTGCTTCATCGGCCAACGTCTACGGTACCATCATCGTTGGTCGCCAGTCGCTGGCTAAGGCCTACTCGATGATTGACGGCAACGGCGCGTACCCACACGTTGTTCCCGGTCCAATCACCGACCGCCTGCGCCGCTTCGTGCCACTGGGTTGGTACTGGTTGGGTGCCTACGGTATCTTCCGTCAGGCTTCGGTCATCCGCCTCGAATCGACTTCGATCTTGGGCTCTGACCTCTCCAGCGCAACCTACGACCCAGCAGTGAACCAGGGTGAGCAGGCCGCTACGTCGACCTCCATCACGGCGGCCAACTACCTCGGTGCCAACACCTTCCGCTTCACCACTGGCACCACGGTTCCTCCGTTCGGTTCAGACGTTGTGGTCACCATCGCAAGCGCAACGAACACCAACCTCAACGGTTCGTTCAACGTTGTTGCGGTCAGCCCATCGAACTACACGTTCGACGTGGTCATCCCAGGTGTCACGAGCGTCGGTTCCCTCGGCACGCCCACCGTCTCAACCCCAGCCGGTTGATCCTAGGGATAGGGGACAAGTATGCCATGGCCGTTTGGTTGTGCCGCCTGCGGTTCTCGCGACGTGCAGGCAGGGATCGATGAGGTCCACTGCTTGCAGTGCGGGCGGCTCACGAACCTCTATGGTGTGCTTGTCCCCCTGTCCCACCAGTTCACTTCGGAAGAACTTCCGAGCCAAAACGAACACACACAGGAGCAATCATGACTGTACCTACAGGCCTCGGCCTACGACGCGGCCTCGACGCCGCTGACCCAATTCCCGGACGTTCATTCAACCGGGTGGCCGCTGCTGCGGCGAACGACTCACGCGCCGTAAAGGGCGAAACATCCGATCCATGTTACTGCGGTTGCTGTGACATGACTGACGCAAGGTGGAAGTAATGGCTGGATACATGGCCCCGCAGGACACCGCTCCTGCTTCTGCAATTCAAGAACCCGTTCCCGCGGGCGCTCGTTTGCTGCACACGTTTGCCCGCGGAGCCGACGACGCTCACGCAGGTCCAAGCATTCACAACACGGTTCCAGCCCCCAACGCTGGCTCTGCTTCAGCACAGCGCATCCTGGAACCAATGGCGCACAAGCACATTGACTCGTCGTTGCAGGATGCGGAAAATTACACTAAGGGCGGCGACGCGCTTCCTGGAGCGGTCCAGGCAACCCGTGACGTTCTTGGCGTTAAGGGTAAGGGGCGCAAGTAATGGAATCCCGCGCAGCCTTTAAGCAGGTGTCAGAGTACGACCTCCGCAGCACCGCAGCCAACAGCATGGACACCGGCATTATCCCTGCCCCTGTCACCTCACAGGTAACGTCTGGCCCCGCAAACCGTGGCATCGAGGCGAACACCAACCGTGGTGGCTACATGCCCCCGATGATCACTGGCATTACTCACATCGAGTACGGCACCGCTTCACTGCAGCCAGAGGTTATGCCATTTAAGGTTCGAGAGGACATCTAATGCCTAGCCGTTTCGATGTCGAATACAGTGTTGACTCGCGCAAGCACGGCAAGCACGTAGCCGATTTCCGCCCAACCACTCTGCTTGAACAGAGCCAGATGGGTGGCGATCGTGTGAACATGCCTGTTGGTGACGCCACCGGCCCACGTCCCGAGATCCAGACCACTGGTGGTCGTGGCACCACGGACACCGAAGCCGCACTCCGTCTTGGAGCACAAGGTCGAAAGTAGTCCGGAGTGGCAATATTCACTCCGCCAGTCGCGTACGACAACCCGCCCATTCTTCCTGCAATGGGTGGGTTGTCGAACCGGCTTTTCCGGTACTTCTCCAACCGTCCCCGGTACATCAATGTCTTTGCGTTGAGTGATGGCACGTTCGTTCAGGACACTGCTTCGGCAGAGAATTCCAACACGAACATTCCGTATCCCTACAACCCGTGGGATCCGTCTGCGCCGTACTCAACATCGTATTACCACGACTACACCAACCGCCGTCCGGCCAAGAACGTCGTATCCCAGAACCCTTGGATTACTAAGGTATACCTAGGGCCCACAGAAATCACTGCCGCGGAAGTCTCGGCCCTGACTGCCGCTGGTTACGGAGCACTCATCAAATGACCGCTATCCCTCACAACCAAGGACTCTGCATCCCCGACTGCTTTGGATGCAAGGCGTCTTCTGTCGCGTTCGCCGCTACGGCAATGCCCACGCGTTCAACCGCTGCCGCCACTGAACAGGCCACAAAGATCCAGCACAAGGACGTGGCCGCATACAAGCGCCTGCGCTTCAACGGTCTGCAGCCCAAGTCGGTCAAGGGATCGGCTGCCCTCGAAGCACGGGCCAACTCGAAGTGGGAAGTCGAGACCAACACTTCCCTCAAGGGCGACGCCAAGTTGGGCCGCCGACTTGACGAAGCACAAGCCGCGATCAACAAAGGTGAGTCAGTAATCTAATGACAACGGGGATCCTGTCAGGTGTAGTCTTTGGCCCATCGGGTGCGTTTAACGGCGCACAGGTGTATGCCTACAGCACTTCTCTCTTCACGTCCGAGCCAGTCGCCGGGCAGTCTCCCCCCACCACCGGTACTTCCGGCACCAACGTCTTTGGCCCTGTCACCACCGGCACCGCGTTTGGCGGGCCTGGCCAGTGGGAGATGACCGTCGCCATTGACGCTTACTACGTGGCTGTGACGTTCAACGGCCAGACCTACTGGACCCTCGACGACTCCCTCGTCCTCACGCAAGGCGCTACTGGTGCTACGGGCCCTGCTGGTCCCACTGGCCCTGCCGGTCCTACGGGCCCCGCTGGGCCTACTGGATCTACGGGCCCTGCTGGTGCCACTGGTGCCACCGGACCAGCCGGTTCTACTGGCGCCACGGGTGCAGCCGGTGCAGCCGCCACCATCTCAGTCGGCTCTACCACCACAGGCGCAGCAGGCACCAGCGCGTCTGTAACGAACTCTGGGACGAGTTCTGCTGCTGTCTTTAACTTCACCATACCCCAGGGTGCTACGGGCTCTACGGGCGCTACAGGCCCCGCTGGTGCTACCGGTGCGCAGGGTCCTTCTGGCGTTGTCGCAGTCACGGCACCTATCACCAACTCCGGCACCAGCACCTCGGCCAACATTGGCCTCGCCACTGCGGGCACGGCTGGCACGTACGGATCGGCCACCGCGGTCCCCGCCATTACAACCGACGCCTACGGGCGAGTAACCAGCGTCACCACCAACGCCCCGCTTGACAGCACCAAGTTGCCTCTGGCCGGTGGCACAATGTCCGGCGCCATTGCCATGGGTGGCAACGGCATTACCAATGCTGGCGAAGTAGTGGTGACCGACCTTAAGGTGACTGGCCTTACCGGGGCCACGGCAAGTACCAGCCGTCTTGTGGGCGTCACCACATCGGGTCCACCCTCCTCTGGCACGTTTGTTGCTGGCGACATCGTGGCCGACCAGACGGGCACGTTCTGGGTCTGTATTACCGGCGGCACTCCTGGCACTTGGACGAACGAAGTTCCGAACTCGCTGGTCACTCGCTCGTCAACTGCGACGGCTGGAGTTGGTGAGTTCACCATCTTCAACGGCTC